CCTTGAAGCTAAAGGCGATCCAGAACGTGAGAAGGTTGTTTTTAATACTCGGTTTGGTGAAAGCTACGAGCGCAAAGGTAATTTTGATGATGAAGCTGTATTCCTAAATCGCCGTGAACAATACCCCGCCGCATTGCCGGACGGGGTATTGTTATTAACGGCTGCAGTCGACGTTCAGGACAATCGGCTGGAGTATGAAATATGCGGCTGGGGCGAAGAAGAAGAAAACTGGGGCATTAAAAAAGGCATAATTCTTGGTGTCCCGGATAACGCAGCAACCTGGGCTGAGCTTGATCAGCAGTTGGATCGACCTTATCGTTTCACTAATGGTACTGGTCTTGTGGTAGCCAGGACGTTTATTGATTCCGGAGGCCATTACGCAAAACATGTATACCAATATTGCTACGCTAATATGCATAAAAATAGGTTTGCTATTAAAGGGATGTCGGTTTCGGGGCTGCCTATTATTCATAAAATTTCTAAGGTGGCTGAATACGGCATTCCGCTTATCTTGCTTGGTGTAGATAGCGGCAAGCAGTATGTTTTCGATCGGTTGTCAATAGAAACATCCGGCCCGAAGTATTTTCATTTCCCGCTTGATGCCGATGGTGACCAACTACAGTCGGATATCCTGGCTATGCGCGGTTATGACCAGATATATTTTAAAGGCCTGATTGCAGAGCAGTTAGTTTCGCGTATAGTTAAAGGCCGTAGAGTTATGGTGTGGGAAAACGTTTCTAAAGACAAAAGAAACGAACCTTTGGATCTTAGAGTCTACAATTTAGCATGTTTATATAGTATAAATCCAGATTGGCAAGCCTATAAAAACATCATTTTAGGCACAAAATCAGCACCTAAAACAGTGGAAAAGACATCAAATCAGGGTAAAAAATCAAGCTACGGATGCATAAAACGAACCTCAATTTAGGAAAAAGGTGATAACATGGCGGAAGATATTCAGGATCAACGGTTAAAGAACTATCTTGATGCTGAGAAAAAGGCACTGATAAGCCAAGAATATCAAGAAGGACCGGTGAAAAACCGCCGGGCAGACCTCAATATGATTAACCAAGGGATTAATGAACTTTTAAGTTCGCGTGTTGGTGGACGTTCGCGACGGGTTGTATTAAGAGATTAATAGGAGGATGTCATGAGCAGAAAGAAAAACAAGCAAAAAGCTAGACAGCCCACGGCGACACCGGTTGCACCAACAGGAACTTCAATAACTAGGAAAATAGTTAATACAGGCTACTCTGAAGGTGGGGCCAGTTATCGAAAAGGAAGTATGGCCGCATGGCGCCCCATTCAAAGTAGCCCGCAGTCCGACATCGACGTTAATTTAAACACGCTACGAGCCCGGTCCTCAGATGCAGCCACTGGGCTGCCATTAGCAACCAGTGCAATCAATACTTCTCGTACCAGTGTTATTGGCGCGGGGCTGAGGTTAAGTCCGAAACCAAAATATAAACTTTTAGGTATTACCGCGAAAGAAGCGGAAGAATGGGGCCAGATAGTCAAGGAAGAATTTGATCTATGGGCCAGCAATAAGTTTTGCGATGTACTTAAGAAAAACAATTGGTATGATATGCAAGATATTGCATACCAACGGTATTTAATTGATGGTGACAGCTTTGCTGCTTTTAAATATCGGGAACCGCTTCCGGGGATGCCGTATAGTTTGCGAATGCAATTATTTGAAGCAAGTCGAATCTGTAATCCGGGGGTACAATCGATATTGGGATCCATTTCGCCGTGGAGTGTGGTTGTCAAAAATCCGGACAATGGTAATCGTATTATTAACGGGGTGGAAGTGGATGCTGATGGGGCGGTGGCGGCATATCATATATGCAATAGATATCCGTATGATCCAACCAATATGCAAATACCAAAATGGGTACGTGTAGAAGCCTACGGTATGGTTACCGGACAGCCAAATATTCTGCAAATAAGTCATGATGAGCGCCCTGAGCAATATCGGGGCGTTCCGTATTTGTCCCCTGTATTAGAGGTATTAAAGCAGGTTGGACGCTATACGGAAGCTGAATTGACGGCTGCGATCATAAAGTCGTTTTTTAGCTTGTTTTTCAAAGAACAGTATGCAGGAAATGGGGCATTCCCATTGCAATCGGCGTTTGGTCCTCATGAAAGAGTGGACTTAGATCCGAATGTCTTTGAGTTAGGATCGGGGACGTTGAATGTATTGCCGCCAGGGTATGATGTTACGCAAGTTGATGGAAGTCGTACCTTATCCACGTATGAACCATTTACTAATCAGCTAATAAAGCAGATTGGTGCTGGACTTGAGCAACCATATGAAGTGATTTTGAAAGCGTTTAACTCTTCTTATACTGCCAGCCGAGCAGCACTTTTGCAGGCATGGGCTGCATATAAAATACGCCGGGTTTGGTTCGCACGCGATTTTACTCAGCCGTCTTATGAGGCTTGGCTTACGGAGGCGGTGGCCATTGGGCGTGTAAAAGCGAAGGGCTTTTTCATAAATCCATTAATTAAAAAGGCTTGGAGTAATGCTGAGTGGTATGGTCCCGTTATGGGAGTCCTTGATCCGGTTAAAGAGGTACAAGCCTCTGCCCTACGTGTTCAGCAAGGGATTAGTACTCGCGAAAAAGAAGCTGCAGAAATGACTGGTACCAGTTGGGACGAAAATGTTGAACGGCTAGCAATTGAACAGCAGCGAATGAAGGACTTAGGTTTAGCGCTGGAATCAGTGGAAGTGAAAGATGAACAATCGGAGGAAGGAGGTAAAGAGAAAGAGTGAAAAAATGTTGGAGTATAAAAAATGAGGTTGATAGCGAAAACGCCGATCTACTGTTGTATGGAGAAATATCGGATGCTACTTGGTGGGGTGATGAAGTAACTCCGGCACAGTTTGCGAGTGACTTAGCAGCTTTAGATGGTAAAAATGTAAATGTACGAATTAACAGCCCAGGGGGAGATGTATTTGCCGCTCATGCGATTTTAAGTCAGTTGAATTCTTATTCGGGCGATGTCACTGTTTATGTAGACGGGCTAGCTGCTAGTGCTGCCACTATCATCATGATGGCTGGAAAAGTAATCATGCCGTGCAATAGTATGGTTATGATTCATAATCCAGCAGTTGGGCTAGTTGGCTATTATAGTGCTGACGATATGATGAAAATGGCGGGCGATCTTGAAATTGTAAAGCAAAGCATCATGGCTGCCTACAAAACAAAATGTAAGCTAGATGATAAAAAACTATCAAAGCTTATGAATGAAGAGACTTGGATGACTGCTGAAACGGCTAAACAATACGGTTTTGCTGATGAAGTTACTGGAAGCAGTGATGCGGTAAATATGGTCATGGATGGCAGCTTTTTAGTGGTTAATTCAGTAAAACACGATGTAAGTCGTCTGAAAAATACCGGACAATTAAAGCAACTAATCAATATGGTACCGCCCCGGATGGAAAATAGAGAACCTAAGGAGGAAAAAGAGATGCCGATAAATACAATTGATGACCTAAAAAAAGAAAAACCTGAGTTGGTTAATCAGGTAGTAGATGATGCTGTGCAAACAGAACGCGCTCGAATTGCCGCGTTGGATGCACTTAACGATCCCCAAAACGCGGCAATCCATGATTTGGTTGACGATGCTAAGAAAACGGGGAAAACTGTCGACGAAATCAAAACGGCAGTTGATATCGTGAAAAAGCATTCATCGGATATGATCAATGCAGCTGAAATTGCGACAGCTCAGGCAGCACTTAAAGCAGCTATAGTTGACAATAAGGGGTCTGGCATTGATGGCGCAGTGGCTACAGGCACAAACAATAAAGATGCCGACAATAAGCAAAAAGATGCTGCAGATATCAACTTTATGGCTAGTGTTATTAATAAAAAGAACGGGAGGGTTAAATAATGGCTAAATTAGTTAATGATATTGCTTCATTTGAGTATGATGGCCTAATTGGCGGCTGTGATCCGGCTGTGCTTACCGAGAATGTTACCATTGTTAGTGGTGCGGGGGCTTTAAAGCGTGGTACTGTACTTGGTAAAATCACGAAGGGCGCTATTACAGCAGCTGCAAAAACGGCAGGTAATACCGGTGACGGTACATGCGAAACATTGTCGCTTGGAACTGAAGCTAAAGTCGGTGTTTATAAAGTTGCGTGCACCACGGCGGCGACAGAGGGAGGAACCTTTAGCGTTATCGATCCAGATGGTTTCAGATTGACGGACGCAACTGTTGGAACTGCTTATACTGGTGTGATCAATTTTACGTTGACTGATGGTTCAACAGATTTTGTTGTTGGTGATGAATTTGATATTACTGTTGCTGCTGGCTCCGGAAAATACAAAATCGTTAACAGTGTCAATACGGATGGGAGCCAAACGGCTAAAAGAATATTGGCTTATGCGGTAGATGCAACCAGTGCGGATGTAATTGGAACAGTATATCAAAGAGGCATGTTTAACCGTGAGAACCTAATCTTTGGTGGTACTGATACGTCAGATGACCACGAAGACGCATTAAAAGATGTTGATATTTTATTGACGTCCGAGCAATAAAAATAAGGGGGCTTTATTACTATGACGATTAATATTAATAATACTTATGACCTGCTGCAGGCACTGACTCAGTCTTTCCCGCCGCAGACTTTATTCAGAGATACGTTTTTCCCAGATATAAAAACATTTGTTACTAAGGCGGTGCTGATGGATTACCGTAAAGGTAACCGAAAGATGGCACCGTTTGTTTCTAAGGGCGGCAGCGGTGTAAATGTTGATCGCACTGGTTATAGTACAAAGGAATATGAACCGCCAATGATGGCGCCGGAACGTCCGACTACTAATGATGATGTTGAAGGCCGAGCCTTTGGCGAAAATGTGTTTTCTACTATGACTCCTGAGCAACGAGCGCAACAACTTAGAGCGCAAGACCTGGCTGATTTAATTGATATGAATACACGCCGAATTGAATGGATGTGTGCACAATTAATGTTGTATGGCCAATTTGACGTTAACGGGTATGCAGATGATGGGAAGACCTCAATTATTGACACAGTAACGTATTCGGATTGGACCCAAAAGCTTACACTTAGCGGGACTGATATGTGGACGGATACCAGTGCAGATATCTATGGCGTTATGCAAGAGATGTCTCAGGCTATATCAAGAAACAGCGGACGAGTGCCAGATATTGCAATAGGTAGTTATGCAATCTGTAACAAAATAATAAAAAACGCAAGTATTCTTGAATATCTGATGATTCCTAATGCGCAAAACATGTCCTTGATGAGTATTCAGCCACGAATTGTGAGTCCAGGTGTTGTACGCATTGGCTATATTCAAAGTTTGAATCTGGAAATTTATGCGTATGACGGCATTTATGAAGATGCTGACGGAGAAACACAGCAGTATATTCCAGATGGCTATTTTATTATGGGCGTGTCTGGACGTGGCAGTCAGTTATTCGGTGCTGTTACTCAGTTGGAACAGGACGGAGTACGTCGTACCTATCAAGGGGCAAATGTACCTAAGGTATGGAACGAGACTGGTAAGGATGTGCAAATGATCCGAATTGCTTCAAAATGCGTGCCAAAACCAGAGTTTATTGACGACTGGTATACGCTCAAAGCTTACTAAAAGGAGGTTGTACAATGGATTTGCATGTAAAAAAGTTCAAAGTTCGGTACCAGGGCCAAGATTACGGTCCTGGTACTGTTATTTATGGGGTACCTGATGATATAGCGAAAGAGCTAATCAATGGGAGTAATGGTGCTATAGAGGCATTGCCGGATCGTCAGCCAGTTGCAGAAACAGCAAACCAAGACGAAAAACAGTCTGGTAAAAATAAAATAAAAGCGTCTGATGATACTGCATTGCCAAGCGTGGATCCTAGTTCGACGGTAAAATAGTATGAATTTCAAGGAATTAGTTGCAGAAGATGCGGCTGGATTATTTTTAAATATCGATGAAGCTGCTGAAAATCATAAGATTGACGGCGTGGATTTGCCTTGCAAGTTTTATCAAGATAAATCCACGAAAGGAAATTTCGACGGAATATATGTTGTTAGGCGTCAACTGTTGGTTAGTCCGGATTACTTAGGGTACAGGCCTTGCCCGGAACAAAAAATTAAGATTGATGGTAAAGATTTCTACGTTGTTGATTGTATTGAGTATTACTTATCCGGCCTTATTGAGGTAACCTTGGAGGCACGTCAATCATGATTGAGTTTAGTGATCAAGCAATAAAAAAAGCGGAAACATTGCTAGGTGGTGTAAAAGATGCACTTCCCAAAGCTCAAGTCAGGGTAATTAACCGATGTTTGCAAACGGCCAGGGCCGAGGCGGTTAGGGCTGTTCGCGAAGACTATGCAGTAGACGCCAGTGATGTTAGAAAAACTATGGAGATAAAAAATGCTGGCTTTTCAAATCCGACGGGGACAATTATTTCAACAGGCAACCCTATTGATCTTGCGAAGTTTGATGTTAGCCCAAGTCGCCCTAATCGTAAGTCGAAAAATTTGGTTACTGTTAGGGTTAAGCTGGGCAGCGGTCGTAAACCGATCAAAAACGCATTTTTGGCGAGATTGTCAAATGGCCATGTGGGAATTTTTATTCGAGCAAATAAAGCACGTTTTCCAATTAAACAGCTTTATGGTCCAAGTGTACCCCAAATGCTTGGTTCAGAAGGTGTCAGTAAAAAAATTGAAGATAAGGCTGTTGAAACGATGGAAAAGCGGCTGGATCATGAAATTGACCGGATATTGGAGGGCCATTAAATGAATGTTTCTATCATGCTTGATGAATTAGTCAAGCATATTCAAAAAGCCACGGAAAAACTGCAGCTTGTGACGCAAAAGGGAACTGCCCGTGCACCGCAAGTGGTAAGTGGTTATTTACCGCCGAAAGATCCAAAAGATATAGATGGGGTAGAAGATTTTCCGTATGTCATAATTCGGTATCTCAGCGACAATAGCGATGATGATGGAGCTACCGCCCAGGTAAAAGTAATTTGCGGCGTGTACTCCGATGATGACCAGCGGGGTTGGCAAGACCTTATGAATGTTATGAACGCTATTCGAACTCACCTGTTGCGCCAAATGGCTTTCGGAAAGTGCTTTTCTGTAGAATTGCCAGTAAAACGCGAGATTCCAGAGGAGCAGGGAGCACCATATTGGGAAGGGTGGTTTACCCTAGAAATATCGATCCCAACAATTTTAGAGGAGGATGATTATGTCAAACGATTCTTTGCAGAATGAAGAACTGGCAGCAGAGGAATCTACTGTGGCAGCCGAAACAACCACGGCGACGGTTGATGCTACTGGAATTGCCGAAACAACCACGACTGAACAATTAATTTACGTCGGGCCAAACATATCTAGTGAACGCTTAAACCGATTTGCCATATTTAAAAATGGTCTACCTCAGCATATGGATGATGTTCTTACCGCTTGCCCGGCCATAAAAAAACTGTTTATTAATATAGACAAGCTGTCTGCTGTGCTGGATAAAATCAATAAAACAGGTACGGCATATAATTCTTGGTACAGCCAGGTGCAAACATATCTCAAGAAGGGGGTGAAATAATTGGCATATAAACATGGCGTATATATAAGTGAAGTCGATACTTCGGTATCGGCTCCAGTCGAGGTTGCCGCTGGCTTACCCGTATTTGTTGGCCGTGCGCCGGTGAATCTTACAGATGATCCTACCGCCTACGTTAATAAACCGCTTTATGCTTCTACTTATGCAGAGGCAGTAGCGGCACTGGGATACTCCGACGACTTTGAAAACTATGAACTTTGTGAAGCAATTAATGTTATGTTTGAACTATATGGAGTTGGACCGGTTGTTTTCATTAATGTACTTGATCCGACCGAACACAAGGCTAGCGTAAGTTCATCTACTGTGACTATTGCCGATAGCGAAGTAACCCTTTCTACAAAAGGAATTTTACTTAGCTCACTTGTTGTAAAACTCACAACCGATAGTGATGCATTGACCGCAGATACCGATTACACTGCAGCATTTGATGATGATGGCCAAGTGGTTATTAGTGTGCTTGATGATGGAGCAATAACGTCCAGTCAGACGTCGTTAGTCGTATCCTACAACTACCTCGATCCGTCGGCGGTAACGTCCAGCGACATTATCGGTGGTACGGATTCATCAACCGGAGATGCGACCGGCATGGAACTTATTGACCAGATTTTTCCGCTGTTTGGCGAGGTTCCTGGATTGTTACTCGCGCCTGGCTGGAGTGAGAAATCTTCCGTTGCGGCGGTTATGAAAACTAAGGTTCAAAATATTAACTCACTGTTTACTGCAATGGCCATTTGCGATATTGACTCTACGAGTGATGGTGCGGATCTGTACACCGAAGTATATTCTTGGAAGACAACTAAGAATTACACCAGCCAGTACCAGATAAATTGTTGGCCTAAAGTTGCATTAGATGGTGTAGTATATCGGCTAAGCACTCATTTGGCCGGGCTTATTTGTTATACGGATTCAGAAAATGATGATATTCCATATGTAAGTCCATCCAATAAGACACTGCAAATCGATAGCGTAGTTACTGCGGACGGTACTGAAATTACCCTGGGGCCGGATCAGGCGGCGTATGTCAACGGAAAAGGCGTAGTTACTGCTGTTAATATTATTGGTGGTTGGAAAGCCTGGGGCAATAACACCGGGATTTATCCATCCTCGACCGATCCTAAAGATCGTTGGATTCCTGTCCGGCGAATGTTCAACTGGATTGGTAATAGCATTATTACTACTTATTGGGAAAAGGTCGACGATCCAATAAATAAAAGACTTATTCAGACTGTTGTTGACAGCATGAATATTTGGTTAAACAGCTTAACGGCCAAAGGCGCTTTACTTGGTGGTGAAGTTAAGTTTAACGAAGATGAAAATGCAACCACGGATTTACTTAATGGTGTTCTTTCATTCCATGTCTACATCACGCCGCCTATTCCGGCAGAAGACATGGAATTTATTTTGGAGTTTGACACTAGTAATTTGGAAAGCTTGTTTGATGAATAAAAGGGGGTGTAATGCATGAGTGTTAATACCATTCCGGAGCGCCTTGTAGATTACCGCGTATACCTGAGCGGCAGTGATTTATTAGGGGTTGCTGATGTAGAATTACCTAAGATCCAATTTCAGACTGAATCTTTAAAAGGAGCTGGTATTTTAGGTGAATTAGAAACCCCAACGGTTGGGATGACAAAATCGTTAAAGGCAAAGATTACTTTTCGGACAACAACAGCTGCAATGGTCAGCTTGCTTGATTGTTCTGGTCATGATCTTGAATTCCGGTCAGTTGCTCAGAAATGTGATGCGTCGGGTGGTCGAGCCTATGATGCTAATCGAATTGTAATTCGGGGGTTTCCTTCAGAAGGAGAGCTCGGTAAATTGGATAAAGGGGCATCAGGCAATAGCTCTATTGAGCTTGAATGCGTATATTTAAAGTACGTCATTAACGATAGTACCGTGCTTGAAATAGATAAGCTTAACTACATTTTTAAGGTTGGTGGCACGGACCTTTTGTCGACAATAAAAACAGCGTTAGGCATAGTTTAAGGAGGCAAGTATGCAGAAAGAAAAATTAAGCAAACCAATTAATAAAGATGGTAATGAAATTAGTTCACTCAATTTTGATTTTGATAAATTAACTGGCCGGCAGATTATTTCCGCTGAGAGTGAAGCTCGTTTGTTAGGCGATAAAAGCACCGATCTTCAATTTTCAAAGACCTTTCAAGCAGTGCTGGCGGCTAAAGCAATTGAAGAACCACTGATTATCGATGATATCCTAGATCTTCCGGCCCCGGACTTTTTGGTTGTTACCAATACGGTATCCAATTTTTTATTCGGTTGGGTCTTGGAAAATCTCCGGGAAAAACAATCCGGCGAACAGCAATAAATTTGAGCAGTTATGCTCCGGCTCCGCATTGGCTAAAAATGCCAGTGCGGGAGTTGTATTTATGGGTGGAAGATGCTGTAGAATTGGCGGAGAAAGAGGCGAAGCGAAGAAATGGCGAATAGAAAAACCTTTGAAGTGGCATTTGAGATTGCCGGTAAGCTGGGAGCGACGTTTCAAGGAGCCTTTTCCTCGGCTACCGCTCAAATGCAGCGTTTGGGCGCCCAGTCGAATGCATTAAAAAGTAATCTCAAGACCCTGGATAGTACCTACAAACAAGGTGTAATTTCCGTTGAAAGTTATAAAAATGCCCAAGCAAAATTAAAGGCTCAA